AGGATGTTCATCTACCCTTAACTCTGTCCACATGTATTGGTTTTGGTCGTATTGTTTCCAAGACCAATATGCTCCTCTTTTATCGAAAACTACGGTTCCCTCATAAGGTGGTCTAGGAACATGTTTATTAGGCTCTACGTAATGAGAAATCATAGGAGCCTTAGCCTCTACAGACTTGGCATTATAAACATTTTTTCCTCGAACTCTAATTAAATAGTTCTGACCAGGTTCGATATTATCGAGCAAATACTGGTTGGTCTTAGTTGTTTCATAATGCTTAACCCATTGTTGATTAGAAAACCCAGCCAAGGTAGTGTGAAAATCGCCAATTTTAATATCAATCACTGCACCAGCATACTTTTTGATATTGTCAGAGTTCCATTTAACTAGTAAGGAAATATTGCCATTCACAGCTTTTTCCTCTACGGTAATCGAATGGACTTGTTCATCAATCGTATCTGGAGTATCTGCTACCGAATTATATATCTTTGTAACCTCTCCAAGTTTTTCGTTGATGTCGTCTTGGAGCCCTTTAAGGTAGTTTTTAAGCAAGGAGACAAATTTTCGTCCATCCCCTAGTATAGAAGAAGGTAAATTATTAGCACCGTTGTCCATAATATACCTCCTATAATAAACCTACGATAGCTTCTACCATGTCTTGTTCTACGTCCATATTGAATCCATGGTTAGACATAGCAAGAACAATAACTAGTTGAGCAATAATATTGCCGAAGGCTTCGTTATCGAATGGAACTTGGTCTGTAACAGCTGATACAAACTTAGGTCTCTTATAATAACGAATCTTCATTGGTAATTTCCCATATACTGTAGCCGTTCTGTCTCTGACTATAACTGGAGCTTGGTTAGTTGTTTTGTACCAGTCTTCTGGCACAGTTTCTGTTTCTTGTGTGAAAGTATGGTCTCCTACTACTTCATAGTAGCCGTGGTCAATCAACACATGCCAGATAAAGTTAATCGCATCATTAATATAAGCAATTAGTTCCTTATCTTCATATCCACTCTGGATATTATCACTAAGACGGTCTCGAAGTGCCGCCTTGTCCATTAGCTCTCGGACTGTCATCTACTTTCACCTCTCCCGTTATAGACTTAACATCATATACTGTATACGTTACTAATTGTCTTTGTTGTAACACTTTATCAAATGGAACTGTATCGGATAACACTTTTACATGTGGTCTACTAGCAAAATATCTTACAACTAATGTTCCATCGTGATTAGGGTTCATATGAGACAACTTGATTCCATCTACTTCTTGATGATATTCAATAGGGAATTGACCGCATAAAGAGATGAAGTCTTCTGGTCTTGCTACCTTAGCAGTTCCCTCGATATTGAACGTCTTAATTAGTTCGGGACTGGATGCTTCTGATAGCTCTAGGCTTAGCCTGTCAATGGCTACATTTAAACTCATCAATAACTCTTCGTCAGATAGAGCTAGCTTTTGCATATCTCCTAATCTCTGACGAACGAGGATAAGTAAATCGTTAGCTGTCATGTCTCCTCCTAAACAAAAAATTGAACTGGTCTATCTATTGGTCCAGCAGACTCTGCTTGTACTAATTTGTTGATTTCAGCAGTGATTAAACCCGCTATCGTATCAGCACTAAAGTTGCCATTCAATAAACCAGCAGTATATCTAACAAACATATCATATAAAAGATATGGTAAATCTATTTCATCTTCAATAGATTCAATAGGGTCAAGGATATATAAGTACAACATATTCACTGGATTGTTGATTTTAACAGTTCCTCTAATAAATTTGTACTCACCATCATATCCTTCAAAAGATTTAAAGCCACCAAAGTCATCTGGTAGCTTAGCCATCCCTTTAACAGGATTTAATTTCTTCTCTTTTGTAATCCAATAAGACTTAGCATTAATTAAAGATAAATTCACATACCTTAGTACTAAGTTCATTGCATCTATAATTTCTGGGTCACTATGCTTTCTAGTGGCGTTCTCCCCCAATACATAAAGGATTGAGGTAACTACATCACGGACAATAATCATAAGTACACCTTCGTTTTCCCAGTGGTTGTTCTAAATTCGGGGTTTCTCATTAGCCATAGCCGAATCCATTTCTCGTATTCTACCTTATCTTTGCCTTGGCAAGATAATGCCATCTGCAATTCAATATCGCTATCAAATCTATGCCTAGGAATACGAGCAATACACTTGGCTTTGCCTCCGTCTATACGACCTTCTTCCCCACTATTTCTATCTTCTCTAGCTTGTTTAAGGATTTCTGTTTCGTCATAGGTATGGCTAATCGTCCAGGTATCCTTTTCTACTTCTACTTTTGTACTAATTCTCAAGGTCATACCCCCTTATAACAAAAAAAGAGGGGTGGATATACCACCCCATAGGATTATTTTGTAATGCCGTACAAACGAGCATTGGCGATTGGAGCAGTACACTCTAGTGTAGCTGTACCAGTGATAATGGATGCTTGGTAAGTACCAGTTCGTTCCAAGTCCTCTTTATGGAATGGAATTAAGTAACCAAGTTTCCAGTATTGTAAGTCAAGTAAATCGACTACATCATCAGTATACATACGATGAGCAATTAACTGAACAACGCCGAAGTCAGTTTCTAAGACGTCTACTACTTGAGTAAGTTTCTTAGCTTCCATCGCAACGTTACGTTGAGAGTTGGCAGTGAATGTAGATGCTTTACGCTTGTTTTTACCAGACATAACAGCAATATCTACGTCGCCACCACGACCCCATACAGCTTGCATTGCATCATTCAATGCATCCATGTTGAACTCACCAGCTTTTGCTAATTTACCAGCATCAATGGAGTTGCAATAAGTCAATTCCATTTTGCCACCAGTAACAGCAGCACTTGGTTTTACTGGAGAGCCAGTAGTTGCAGTTGTATCTTCAGCAGTTAAGTGAAGAGTGAATGTATCTGGTGTAAGTGCCTTAACAAAGTATTGTGTATTAGGTTTCAATTTAGAATCTAAATCAGCACCAGCTTTGCCACGCAAAGTTACACGGTCACCATTAATGAAACGGTGAGTAGATAATGTAACAATACCAGCAGCATCCATTGTTACTTCACGGAAGTTATCTAAGAAGTATGGAAGACCACCAAAACGACCAGCAGTCGCATCGTCAAATGGTACTTTCGTTTTATTAGTAACGATAGCGTATTCCAAGTCACGAGCAATCTCTTTAGACGCTTTTAACATTTGGTAGCCTTTTTCATCACGTACGCCATACTTTTTGATAGCTTGAGTGATGTCGGACACGGAATAACCATGTTCAAATTGTTGAGTGTAGTTAGATTCGCGTCTACGTGGTGTAGCTTGGCGAGTAGAGAATTCATGAACCTCTAGTGTCGCATTGTCCATCGCAGGTCGTAAAGAATCACATAACCAGTTATGTTCTGTAGAATGTACAGAAAGTTTTCCAAATCGGGAAGTCAATAAAGTTTGGTCAGGGTCGATATTCGTAATGAAATCCAAATTGTTAATCTTATGCTTTCACATAAGTTCAGACTATATCATCCTTGTTCGGGTCTAGCGTATAGTCGTTGGGAGAGATTATGTTTTTGTCTGTAGGTGTCCAATCGTAATTTCTTTCTTTGGACATTAAACCCAAAGTCTGTAGATGCCAACGATTTGAGATTAATACGGAAAGCGTATACATCTTTTTTAGGAGCTTTTTGAGGAACTTCACAAATCTTTTTAGTTTCGATTCCTAAACTTGCGATAATTCGTTTTATATCAAGAATCCAAGAATAAGTAATTCTGTATCCACATTCAAATTTGGTGTTATGCCCATTACTTCTCATGCTGATGTACCCATCACTATCTAAAACTCCTTTTATGAACTCCATTCGTAAAGTTTTATCCCAAAAATACACATATTTTGGAATTACTTGCAATCCCATACTATCTTCGTATATTTTTCGGAAATAAATATTTCCAAGAGAACAACTATATACCTCGTTCCCTTTTGTAGTTTTCCGTTTTAGTGTCTTGGTTTCTACTGGACTTCCTTTGATTTTACTAAGAATACTTGCTGTGTATTCAATAAAATCTTTGTCTATAGCTTCTAAGCGAAATATATAATTATTGTCACTTCGTTTTTCTATATGTCCATCACCAAAACACAAACCTAACAGATAAGCATAATCCTTCTCTGCTGATTGCCCATTATCCATATGTTCTATCTCCTTTATTTTCACACTTTGGTAAAAAGAGCTTTAGGGGTTTCCAGCATATAGCTAGATTTTACATGAACAATTTCATTTATTCATATCTTCAACCTTGCCCACTACCTTATAAGACTTTACAGCAGTTTCTTGTGCCAAAGTTAAATCTCCTATTTTTCAAAATAATTCATCTGGGCTAATAGCTTAGCCTGTTCATCAATATTTAAGTTTCGTAGTTTAGAATAATCAATCTCTCTTGTAGGTTTGCCTGGTTGGGTTGTAGCTGCACCAGCTGGTTCTACATAAGGTGGTTTAGGACCACGTTGTTGAGTGACTATATTTTTTTTAGCGATTGTTGGTACATTACGTACACCATAGAACTCGTTTCTCACAACTGTCATGTATTGGTCTACAATATCTGCATCGTAATTATCTAATGCCTGTTTAATTTGAATTGCTTGTGCATAAGGGAGTTCATTTAGTTTTTGCAATGCATACGCATCAATCTCTCGATAGTTAGGGTCTTGTGTGTACTTGTACATCGTTTTATTGAAGTTGTCCACGACTGCTTGTCGTTGGGCTTCTTCTTGTTGTTGTTGCCACACTTGAGCCTTAACTGTTGCAATAGAATCAGCAAAAGCCGCTTGGTGCATTGTGTTATATTCGTCGAATTCTTCTCCGAATGTGCTTTCAACTTCTGCTTTAGCGTATTCTGCTAACTTTTCATAGTAAGTTTTTTGTGTGAACTGAGGTTCACTTGGAGTTGGTTCTTGAGGTTGTTGAGGCTGTGCTTGTGGTTGTACTTGAGGTTGAGGAGTATACATTTGCATTTGTCTACGCTCATCAGCAAGCTGTTGCGTTTTGCGTGTATAATCTTGATTTCTCATGTATCCGTGGAGCAACTCATCTAAACTAACTTCTTGTTCCACTCCATTGACTTTTACGACGTATGTTTCAGGTTCTGGAGGAGCTGATTGTACATTAGGAGAGTCGTCACTCTCTGGTGTATTCGGTTCCTCTTGATTCTGGTCATCGTCCATAGAGCCACCATTAAAAAAGACTGGATTCCCATCTTGGTCAATACCAAAATCGGGAATATCGTCTGGTTGGGAGTCCATAGCAGGTTGCTCCCCTGTATCTACACCTTCGCCATCGGCGAAAAGTTGTAAGTCAATTTTTAATTCTTCTTTCATGTTTCCTCCTTCACTCCCCATAGGGGTTGGTGAAATTATTTATTTTTAGTATGGGCTATATAATTGGGCTTTTCTCATATAATCGGCGTCAATTCCTCTAGTCGTAGGAGAATCGTTTCCATCCCAATTGTTTTGTGGTTGGGTAGGTGTACTATGTCCCCCTCCAGAGTTCAGTTCTTTTAACAAATTAGCCTTAAACTCTTCTGGGTTATAGAATGACGGAGCCTCATAATAACCAGAACCTCCATAGCTTGGTTCGTTATAGCTATTTTGAGCAGCTCTAGCAGCTGCCTCAGCTTCGGCTTGTTTACGCATCTCTTCTTGTTGAGCAAGGTACTCAGCGTAAGGTGCTCTTAAAGCTCCAATAGAGCGTAAGTGTTCAATCTCTTGTGGGTGGAATTCATGACTAGCTTTAAGGTGATTGATATAATCATCATCCCATCCAAATGATTTCAGTTTTTCATTATCCGCCCACTCATATCCCATGCCTTGAGCCATAGGGTCTTGCTTAGCCCAAGCTGGAGCATCTTTCATCCGAGCTTCTCTCATTGCCAATAAGTCTGGAACATGGTCTTTATACCAAGAACCGTCTGCTCTAGCGGCAGATTCGTCTGCCATACGCTTAGTTTGGTTAAGAATATCAGAAATGTTTCTAGCAAAATCTCTACTCAAACCTGGATGAGAATCTGCATACGCATTTCTCTCAGCTTCCTCTGCCTCCACTTTACTCTTTATTTCATCAGAGAGATTCCGTGCAGGGTTTGCCCCTGGAGCTTGATAACTAGGTCCTTTAGCACCAATCATTTCTGGCGTAATATGCCCTACATATTCTGAATGTTGTCCATTATTTTGGCTTTGGTAGGTTGGATTCTCTATACCATGAGAAAATTGTGGTTTGGAATTTAGAATTGTGTCCGAACCCTTCTCCCATGGTTTATCCCCAGCGGGTTTTTGGTATTTTTCAAAATTAACTTGCAATAGTTTCTCCTATTCTGGATAGTAGCCACGACGTGTTTCGTAAGCTATTTGGTCTTGTAGCTCTTGGAAATCTGCCTTAGCTATATCTCCGTTATTAATCACTTTAGTTAAATAGCCCTCAAAAGCCTCCGATACCAGAAGGAGGTTCCTGTACTGGACCATTTCCTCCACGGGGCACGATTTGAGGCGACTGATTGTCCACTCTTGATACTCCTCCAGCCAGTCCTTGAGAAAGGTTAGTGCCTCCGAAGCCCCCGCCCCCAATTCCATCTGCTGGATTAGCTTCTTGCTGTTGTTGTGTTGGGTCATTTCCCGCTCCTTTAAATAATAACTGTAATTCTGGTGGTAATTGCAATAACACTTCTGGTGGTAAAATACCAAACTGAGCATAATACTGTAACGCTTGTGGTGGTAATTGGGATAAAACTTGCTGTTTTAACTGCATTTCCATCATCATACGTTGTTGCGTTACCGCTGGGTCTGTAATGTAATCACCATAGTTTTTAAAGCCAATACTTTCAATCCATTTTTTAAATAAATTGTAGATATTTTCTGGTGTAGAAACCATATATCCACCAGCATTAGCTTGCATTAAAGCCGTAAGTAGTGTTTGTGTTGCCATAATCGTAGACTCTTTAGTGGCAATGCTAATACCAGCATTAACAACCAAGTCGAAATTACCTGTCAAATCCTCTGGATTAATCTTCAAAGACTTATTTGTTAAGCGAATTACTGTATTTTGGTCAATAAATTTTTGATTTAAAGAAACCATAAAGCGGAATAACTCATAAATACCAGTCTCTGCAAACATACGAGCAATTAACTCTAATCGTTGAGAGCTTTGTCCTAAAATTGCAGAAATACCAGTGGCAGTTTTGTTCAAGCTGTTAGCATCTAACCCTTGGTTATACCTAGTAATACCAGTTCTGTTCTCTTTTTGCCCCTCAATGTACTCTAAAAACTGGAATGTTTGAGGGGATAAAGGGTGAACTGGCATTGGCATAGCTACTTCATTAAGGCTATGTCCAGATTTCATGCGAATTACCTTACGACCTTGGATGTAATCGTCAATATTGATAGCATCTTCCGCTAATAGCATTTTAGGGTCGTTGTTTAGGGCAACATTTTGCATGATTTGGCGTGTTAACGCCACTTTTAAGTCTTGTAATTCTCCAATGAGCTCTGCATAAGAGCGTTTTACCCAGATACGATGAGGGTCTTTTGTTGGGGAAATCGTGAAAAATGGGTGTCTACCCATGTAGTTTTGCTCAATACGAATGATAGTATCCCCACAAATGGTGATAATCATGTCTTCTAAGATGCCATCTCCATTAATGTCCATCTTTGTATAACATTCGTAAATCACAACCTCTAATCTAGCTTTATCTTCTTGGTTAAAGGTTAAGTCGTTATATTTGTCTCCAATTACCTGTTCAATCGGGCTTTCAATTTTACTTTGTCTAAAGTCTTCTGTCTTAATTTCGTCAATATTTGCATATACGCCCTGTGCTTCCCTCTCTCTTAAATAAGACATCGTTACCTTTCTTTTTTGGGCAACGAAGTTAGCCTCTTCGAGAGACTTCGCATCAGAGGAATAAATGAAATCGCTCACTAAAATATTCTCAATTTTAGGAGCGTTTTTTACGTAATAAGGGGATTGATAGGTAACAACAAAGTCACCGTAAATATCTGGACCTTCAATTGAAACAATAGGCACCCCTGTTTGTTGGAGTGCCTGTAGTGCTTCGTTATTTAGGGTTGTTTGTTCAGTAGTGTACCCCTCTGTCCTTTCCCAATAACACTTGATGATGCCCATGCCTGTAATTAAAGCATCCTTCATCCAGTTATATAAGATAGGAAAGAATTTATTTTGACGTTGTAACTGATACACCAAAAGCTCTTGCATTGTCTCTGCTTTTGTATCATCTTCTTCTGTTACTCCAGCGATAGTAATAACTTCATCACTGCCCGTGAACACCTTCATTAGAGATGGCAATGCCCACTCAATGGTGTCAGCTACGTCTGTGGAAACTAAGTCGGAAGTTTTAGATAAAATTGGAAAGCGATTTCTATAGTAATCTTTATCAGCGTAATAGATTTCATAACGCTGTTTTACCGTTGGTTCAACAACGGAAGCCTGGTAGGCTTCTGCACTAGCAATGTCTGCTTGAATCCGCCTAACTATTGTCTTATCAAAGTCATTCAGAATCGCTTCTTCATTACTTGTACTACCTAACTGTAAAATATCGTCCAATTATACTCTCCTAGAAAATACAAACTACATTTGTTTGTTTCATTAAATAATATTTAGAGCCATCAACCTTAACCTCTTGGTAATCGTGCCCAAACTGGATTTTGTCATTTTCTTTGACTTCGTTATGGACCCATTTACCATGGTTAAAAGTTCCTTCTCCTGCTTT